ATTATATCTTGCAATTGACCCATAGCCATACCAACTTCGTGGTCTCCACCTGAATCTGCTTCCTGCATTTTATGCCTTAATAATTCTGTCATTTTGTTAAATACTTGCTCTCCACCACTCTCACCTAATCGGTATGCCCCGCCCATTTTTTCATAAATCTTAATCCTATTTTTAATAGGTATAGATTTTTCTGCGAGTTTTTTCCAAATTTTCGGGTGTGTTACTTCAAATTTCATATTATTTTTATTATATACGAATATAAATATTGAAAAAATTTAGAATGCCCCAATTTACCGAAATGCCTATCATTATTAGTTTGCCACCATTCTGGTTGCGTATCGCAAAAATCAATCCAACATTTTTTTCCGAATGGATTTATATAATTTTTTTGATATTTTTCTATCAATTTTTCAAATATAGGTAAACCACATTTATCCATATTCCAAAATAAAAACTTAACTCTCTGTTTATCTAAACAATCTAAAATAAATTTATATTGTAATAATGCAGTTTGTGTGTATTGTGCCATTGAATTTTCATTAATCCATTTTTTTTGATAATAATCAATTTCATAACTTTCATAACCTTGTAGATTATTATTTCTCAAATCAATACCTGTATCCTTATAAAAATCATACATTCTATCATAAAAAGTAAAACCTATAATAACAATATCTGATTCTTTAATCTTATTAACTTCTAAATTTTTATAAATTATGTTTAGCAAACCAAAATTTGATATACCTGCTGAAGAATAATTTTTTAATTCTAAATTAAACGAATTTGAAAGAAGTACCGGCCAAGATTCCTCTTTTTTAATTTCGTTGATTGTGGAAAAATTAGTAGAAAATGAATCTCCAAATATATATAAATTGTTCATTAAATTAAACTTTTTTCTCTTTTGGTTTTCGATATCATAAATGCTAGTATAGTAAATCTATTATGTTCCCCAATTACCTTTTCAACTGCATGTGATGTGTCAAATGTTTCTAAATCAATTATAGCTACCTTTCCAAATTTTGGTATTACTCTATGAGCAACTTCTTTATTATTATTTGTATTCTTTGTATTTCTTAAAATTAAATTTCCTCCCCACTCTTGTTCCCAATCTTCATTTAGATAAATTAATATTGCGCAAGTATTTTGATATTCTATGCCCCGCCCGTCATTATGGTCTTTTAAAAAACATCCCTCATTATATAACGTCCATTGTATTCCCGCATTAACATCTTTTTCTGTTTTTCCATAAAAATATTCCAAAATGTTATAAAAAATTTTTTTTACATTTAAATTTATTTCAGAATTAAAAAACTTTGATATCCAAATCTGAGCTATACCACTTTCACTATATTTTTTTATTAGTTCAACTTTTTTTTCATTACATAAATCAAATGTCTTATAATTTTCACAACTCTGAACATGCATATCATCACTATGATAATCAAATCTTAAATTAGTAAATCCTTCTAAATATTCTTTATCGTTGGTTACATATTTTATTTTTTCCAAAATTAAAAAAAATTCGTTATTATATTCTGATAAATCAAAATCACAATACCCTATTTCGTGTAACTTATTCTTTGCTTCTATTAGTTTCATTTTCTATAAATTTATTTATTTCTATTTCCCAATTAGAATGGGCAATTTGTTTAAATTCCTCTTTTCGGTCTTTTATAGATAAATATTTCTTAATTGATTGATTAGTTCTATTTTTATGGTTTTCGCCAATTATAAGATTTTCTAAAACAAATTGGGTAACTGTTTCTCCCCTTTTAGCCATTAATGAACCACAAACCATAACAAACGTATCTTCTAATCCATAATGGCCAAATGATTCGGGTATTCCAACTCTATCCAAAAGCGGTTTTGAAATTAGTGTAAACCAACCTCCTGCAAACTTTAATGCATTTATTTGAGTAACGTTTACTTCTTCTAATTGTGGTAATCCCTCCGCGTATATATTACAATCTAAATAATAATTTACAGGTTGATTCCAATAATTTTTATTCGTAACGATATCCCATGTATTATCCCACTGCTTTACAAATTGTGGTGTAACTACAAACATATCCATTCCTGATTCTTTAATTATTTGATACGCAGATGTTATATAGTATAGAGTTGTATCTTTAAAAACCATATCACAATCCAACCAAATAAAAAAATCAGCATCTGTATTTTTTTGCAAACTCATTCTTCTTTGAGATACACACCCTAATATATTTGGATTATCTAATTGTAAATCCCACAAACACCAATCTAAATTTTTTTCTACTAATTCGATTGTTCTATCTTTAATATATTCTTTTGGTAGTTTACTCTTTTCCCAATCTGTCAATTCATCGGAGAGACACATTGTAATATCGACTTTGTATTTTACAGATGGGTCTACAAATACCGAATTTCTTTTTAATCTTTCTAAAGTTAATGCCAAATCATCTATTTCTTGTGGCATTACAAATATACTAATTATACCTTTCATAAATCTCTTTTTTTATTTGTTCAATTCTATCGTATTGGTGGACTATACAAAATTGCTCGTTAGATTGACTATAGAATTTTCCATCTTTATATATTGGTGTTGGTTCTAATAATGGAAACTTATTTTTATTTACCCAAACTGTTCCCAACTGAGTTACGAATCCCCTTTCTTGCTCTACAAAGTCTACTGAATTTTTATATTGATTTAATCTCAATATAACATTAAATGCAGCTTGGTCAGAAAGTTGTTCCGGATTTGCAGTTGTTTTACTCCATCTGTAAATATCAATAAATAAATCTTTAATAGCTTCCCTTTTACCAACAATAGTTCCTGCACAATAACTAATTTGTTCCTTTATTCCAAATTCCCATTCCATAGGAAATGTTGTTCCACTATTTACACATGCCCATGGGTCATCTTTTAAACGAACACATTCACTAAATGCAAGAATATCTTTTACCATCCACTTATCCAACCATTCGGTTGGGTCTTTTTGAAAAATAACGTCCTTTACATCAGTCCAAATAATAACATCGGTTTTATATTGATGTAAAAGTGCATACATATCTCTGAATCTTTGTAAAATAATGTGCTCTTGTAATTCGGATTCTACAATCAACCAACCCTTTTTATCCAAATATTTAATAACCTCACTCGATACATCATATATCAACATAATTTTCTCACCTTTAAATCCAGTGCGTTCAATGGATTCAACATATGGTTTGATATCTTGTACGTTATATTTGGTTATACACCCTACTATTGTATATTTCATTATAAAGATTTTATTATTTTAATATCTTTTATATAATCTGCAATTTCATAATCTCTCCAATCCGTATAGTTTGGGTATAAGTCTGGTCTTTCGTGATACCAAGTTTGTACATGATTTGGATTTTGTAAAACTTCATATCCACCTGCCATAATAACTAATTGTGCCAAACAATCCGACCAACCAATTAATTTATGTTGAGATGAAATGATATCATAATTTAATTCTAATACTGGTCTAAATTTTTCCCAACTAGTGCACCATTTCTGACAATCAATTATAAATCCACCCCCTGCTCCATATCCCTTATTTCCAAATATGTTTAAAGGTATATCAGTATTTCCACCTAATTGCCTAATAACATCCAATAATACAGCAGGCATCACATTTGTATTGTATTCAAATCCTGCAATTCCAAATTCATTATTGTTTATAATACTAATTGGTTTAAGAATAAAACTATCTTCTTCCAATATAATCATAAATTTAGAATCCGAATCTTTACATGCCCAATATATGTTATCACACCAAAGTATTGCATTGTCTTTTGGCCAACAATCTCTACCAACATTATGTTGCTGATGATTTCCTGGGTAGCCTATTTGAAATGGATTATTAGAACAATATCCATTATATTTTTTTGCAATTTTTGTATAATTTTCAAAATCACCACCACTATCTACTTTTATGTATATCCAACCATCCGAATAAAATTCTCTAAATTTTCTTAAAACATGGTCAGCTGCTTCCCAATTTTTATATCCCCACAAATATGCGTTTAATAATTTACCCATGTCTTGTCAATTTATAAAAAGGATTTTCTAAACTAGAATAATACTCATCACAAACATATTTTACATTCTGTTCACCTACAAATTTTTGTATGGGTCTTAACATATTATGCATTGCAATATTCACACCATCTTTTGGATTTGTTTCCATATCAATTATTGCTTCTATAAAATTTTCAGTCATTGAATGTGGAAATACATAAAAAGTATCACAAACTAATGGAACTGTTTTTAAAATTGGTTCTCTAAAAAAGAAATTAAATTTATCAAATTCATAATTAAATTGTTTAAATGGATTTATGTTAAAAGATATATCAAATCTAGTTGAAATAACTAAATCTAAATCTTCTCCTACCAATTCATTTAAAGCATTTATATATGTAACTGATATTATTTTAATTGTATTTTCCAAAACATCCCCACCACCCATTTTATTATAATTTGGGTCTAAGAATGTAGATTTAACTGGGTTATATGTTTTTATAATATCATCTTTTTTTGGAGAGTCATATGTAAATGTATAAAAAAATATTTCATGTCCTTCTTCTTTTAGAGGATTCACCACATTGGACATAAATCCTTCCAATGCATCTTCATAATTTCTATATCTACCAATCGTTCCATCATTGTATGAAACTCCTACCAAATTAATTCCTATTTTCATCTACAATTTGTATTTTTGGAAATAATAAAATAAACTTACCTTCATATCCATCATTTCTCAAACTTTCAATAATCACATCTTTGAAGTTATGTGCTAATATTAAAATATAATCTACTTTGTTTTGTTTTAAATATTCTCTATTTTTAATTTGGATACCTGTACCTGGAATATATTTATCTTGTTTCAAATCAGTATCATCAATTACCACATCCAATATTGTGTGGTCTATCTTTGTGCTATTTAAAAATATACACCCTTTTGCAGCTGCACCAAATCCTACTATATTTACATTAATACTTTTTAACATTTTTAAAAAAAGTTTACAATCAACAATATGATTTTGTATAATATTTCCGAATTCCCTATAATATTCTTCGGTTAAAGTTTGTTCGTTCTTTATCACTTCATCCACCCCATAACACGGTTGCCAAGCTTCTCCCAATTCTCCTTTATGTGAAATTAACAATCTTAAACTGCCACCATGAATAGATTGTGGAACTACTTTTATTATTCTTAATCCAAATTGTTCAACTAATTGTTTTATAGGTTCTACCAAATAAAAATAAACATGTTCATGATATATTTGGTCAAATTGTTTTGTTTCCATATTTGTTTTCCAATATGGAAATTCTAAACACCATATTCCAAACTTATCAAGACTAATTGATATTGCTTCTACAAAATCTACTATTGGTGGTGTATGCTGAAATACATTTGTCGATGTTATCAGTTTAAATTTTTTATCTAATTTTTTAGCGGTCTCTACACCCCAAAATGCATTATAGGTTGGAATACCTTTTTGTTTACTTATTTCTGTAAGATTTTTAGATGCATCACAATTTATTACATTTAGATATGGTTTTATTTTAAGAAATGTTTGTAATAAAGTTCCGTCATTCCCCCCTATATCTAATACATTATCATTTTCATTTAAATATAAATACGTGTCAAGAAATTCAAACATCTCTTCACAATGTTCTGAATACGCCTTTACTACACCAGACTTGTATGCATATTGTGAAAACATCAAATTAGGGTCAACATTTTCAGAGAGACAGGACAATTTACTTTTTTTAAAATATTGTACTGTTAGTGGGTATTTTTTACAATTAATTGATTCATCTTTACTAAAAGATAAATTATTAACCAATGGCATTAATCCCAAATCTATGTATGTAAACCCATCAGAATCACCTGTGATTGGACAATTTGTAACCTGTATTATTTCTTTCACTATTTATATTTTTCTATATAATCTGAACAAATTGCGTAGCAAACTGATAAATCCCCACCAACTCCCCATTCAGGCATACAACATATTGAATTTTTTAATAATTCTTTTCCTGGATATACCCAAATCATTCCATTTGATATTAACGTATAATCATCATTTGCATGCCAAAAGTATTTAAGATTATTCCACTTATTAAATCTTTCCAATGCAGCTGCATTTTTACAATGTATCCATAATTTTGGATTAAAAAAGAAATCGGAATACACTTTATATTGTGGTTCATCGTGTCCTAAATACCAACCATCAGAAGTCCACCAAACATCAATCTCTACATCATATCCTTCTTTAATTGCTTCGTTGATATAATCTGGATGATTTTCTCTACTTGGTATTCTTCCATCAATATTTCCTCTATGTGATATTAATACCATAATTTGTCTTCTCTTAATAAATTAAATTTTAAATCTGGATGTTTTATAACTAAATCATACAAACCTTTTCTTTGTATCATTCTTGTAAAATTCTTTTCCTGAAAATATATTCTGCCCAATTCTCTTGCATCTTTTATTAAATTAGTAAACGCATCAGAATGAATTTTTTTATATAAATCTAAATTAGAAACATATAAGTTATCATCACATATTTCATGCCCATTTCCCCAATGCCATGCTGATACGTTTATTTTATTTGATTCAACTCTTTCTAAATCACAATTACCACTTAAATCATATCTACCTCTAACAATATAATCGTAGTTACCATCTACCAAATTACAAGCAGTTTGCCAACCATGAAACATTGGAAATCCTCTAAAATTTCCGGCAACATCATATGGTTTGGTAGGACGAGATAAAGACTCATCTGCTTGCAATCCATCTACATACTCTTTAAATGAAAATGGTTTTTCACAAATGTAAAATTTTGGATTGTAACATTCTAATACTTTTTGATATTCTTCATCTTCCCAAAAATGTAAATAAATATCTGCATTATATTTTTCAATAATATGTTTCCAAAATTGATTATATCCTTCCTCAACTTTTCTGGGTAAGCCTGATATTACTATCGCTACTTTCATTATTTATGATTTTCTAAATAATAGTTTAAATCTTCAGGTGTTCCTAATCCCCACATTTTTTCAATATTAAATGTTTTAATTTTCTTACTATCACCAATTGCTTCATTGAATACAGGACATACATAAAATTCATTATTTGTTCTGATATTTTTCTTAATCATTCCTTCTGCATACTTTACATAATCCGAACCTTTTGCCCAATAATAAACACCAACAGTTGCAATATCTGAAATTGGATTTTTCTCTGCTACTTCTGTCACATATCCATACTCATCAACTTTTGCAAATGACCATTTTGGATGTGTTGCTTTGAATGTTAAGATACCACCATCAACTTTTTGTTCTATCATTTTATACATAAATTCATTACTATCCCATTCTACGAATTGGTCAGAATTTGCCATTAGTAGAGGTTCATCATTATTAATAAATTCTTTTGCTAATAGGGTTGTACACGCAGCACCTTCGGTAATTCCATCTACTTCTACAATCTTACAATTAGGAGTGATTAGATTTAATAGGGTATCTAAATTATATTTGAGTCTATGTTCTTTTTGTACTACATATATATAAGTTGCATCTATATTAAGATTATCAACCACTACCTGTATCATTGGTTTTCCTTCTACATCAATCAAAGGTTTTGGAAATGTATAGCCTGCTTGTTGAAATCGTGTTCCTGCTCCCGCCATCGGAATAAGAACGTTCATTTTACCACCTTGCCATTTAGGTATTTTCATATTTTGATTTTGTTCTAATTTACTAATAATTTTTGATAAAACCAAATCTTTTGCATTATCCACTCTTAATACATTTGCTCTACTCCTGCTTGCCGCCAATAATCCATGAGGTGAATCTTCTACAATAAGAGTTTGTTCGGGAAGATATCCCAACATACTCATAGTCTTCCAATACATTTCAGGATGTGGTTTAGAGTTCTTTACATCCTCATTAGAAAGGATTAAATCCATATACTCAATAATACCTATTTTTGAAAGCATTACTAATACTGAGCGCCTAATTGAGTTTGAGCAACATGCTAATTGATATCCCATACTTCGCAACTCCTTAAATATATTAATCATTCTAAAATCAGGCTGTAATTCTGATATGGCGTCCAATGTTAAAGATTGTTTTTTATTCCAGATACTATCGTAATAAATTTTGTCTAAACCTTTATTTTTGGTTAGTATTTCTAATTTTTGTGTAGTTTTTAAACCATCATAAATTGAAAGATGTTCTGCTTCTGTAATTACAAAATATGGGTCAATTTCATATAATGCTCTATTTAATGTTTCATAGTGTATTTTTTTTGCATCTACAAGCACTCCATCTAAATCAAAAATAATTAACTTTATCATAATCTATCATATTTTTGCCAATCATTATGCATAAATAAACCCCCATTATGACCAACTTTATAATTTTGTTGTGCCCACCATTTACTTATATTACCCTCCAAACCAATTCCTTCGCCGGCAAAAGGTCTTACCACATCTAAATAAAATTGTTTTTTGTAAAGACATGGATTATTTGTCCAATTACCGTAACGAGAAGTCGTCCAAAACATATCTTCTGATTTTTTTATTAATTCTGGAAATTTAACATCAGGTTCGCACCAATGTACTGAATCTAACAGATGTGGTGAAGTACATTCTATTTCTTTATCGTAGTATTCCAATTCCCTATCTCTATATTGAAATGAAAAATGTGGCACACCAGGCATTTTTCTATGTCTTAATCTAACAACATCCATTCCCATTTCAATTGCCGATATACTTCTTTGTAATCTTTTGTATGTGGTATCTATATCTTCTATTAAATTCCAATCATGTTCTAAAACTAATACATAATGGGATTGTGCATTTTCTGTAAGTTTAATAAATGCCTTTCCAATTCCAATATTAGAATTCATACCGATAAGATTCAATCCGAAATGTTTTGCTATCTGATAATCTTGGTCATTGAATTCTTGAAATAGGATAGTTACATCATTTACCATATCAAACAATCCGTTATTGTGATATGTTGTTAATGTATCTACTAATACCTGGCCACTATGCCAACTTAAAATTCCTATGCTAATTGGTAATTTTTCCATAACTTATTTTTTCCAAAATGAATAAATACCTTTGTCTATTTCATATTTTTCCCAATGAAATCTACTTCTTTGTGGTTGTTTTTGTGCCCAAGCCCACATTTTTGTTAATCCTTCTTTTAATGTAGTTTTATGTTTAAATCCAAGTATATCAGCTGATTTTTTATGTGTGGGTATTGAGTTTTTTACTTCATGTCTACCTTCTTTGTATATTACCTTTCCGTTTGTAATAACTTCTATTAACACTTTATTCGCGTCATTTATAGACCATTCTTCAATACCACCTAAATTAATAATCTCTTTAGATGCTTCCGGTTTAACGGCCGCATTCCATAAAGGTTCCAATATATCATCTATATAACTAAATGCTCTTTTCTGTTCACCATCACCAAATATTGTCATTGGTTCATTGTTCAAATACTGATACATCCAAATACCTAATACATTTCGGTATTTATCCCATATATTTTGTTTTATTCCATAAACGTTGTGAGGTCGAATAATACACCAATCTAACCCATGTTGTTCTCCTGCTATTTGTATATCCATTTCACAAGCATATTTAGCTACACCATAAGGGTCTATTGGTTTTGGTGTTTGTGATTCATCAAAAATTTCGTAATTACCATAACCATATACAGCAAGTGTTGAGGTAAATACCAATCTTTTTACATTATGTTTAATGCATTGATTAATAATTCTTGCAGTAGCTACCAAGTTATTTTCATAGTTGTACTTTCTAATAAAAGGTGATAATCCTTCAGCCGCATATGCGGCGAAGTGGAATACAAAATCAAATTTATGATTTTCGAAACAATCTTCTACTTTTCCATTGACTAAATCTAACTCCCAAAAATTAACTTTGGAATTAATATTTTCAATATATCCACCACTTAAATCATCTATACCAAATACCTCAACCTCTTTCTGATTATTTATTATCCAATCTGCTAATGTACTACCCAACAGACCCGCTACTCCTGTTATTAAAACTTTCATATTCTTTTATCAATTTATCTACGACTTGAATTTGTGTATAGTTATTAAGAACTTTTTGCATACCATTAAATGCTATTCTTTCTCTTTCCCCTTCATTCTCATTGTAATAATTTATCTTTTCGATACAATCAAACATATCATCATAATATACAATATCTTCACCATCTATAAACATGTCTCTTAATCCTGTTTCAGAGGGTAAGTTATCTGTTAAAACCATTTTGCCACATGCCATTCCTTCAAAAATTCTACGAGTAATTTCTTTCCACCTACTATTTTGAATTACAATTAGACCACTATTTAAAAATTCTGTATGTTCTTTTGGTCCCATACCATTACGATTTCCTATAACTCCCTCTGCCCAATTGGTAAGGTAATCAAGAAATTGAGAACCTCCTGGTCCTCTAGTTGTAACCCCTACAAATTTTGGTTCTATATTCATTGGAAATTGCACAGCGGTATCTGCGAAATGATTTATCCAATGAGCATTTATACCTCTATTCTGATATTCTTTTGCACTTTGTTTATCCGGTGTAATTGTATAATGAAAACGATTTGCTTTTGGATAATTTCTCTCAAAGTTTTGTGGGTCATCACCGCTTTCTTGAATCCAAAATGCGGAAACTAAATCCTTATTTAGATATTGTGAATCAAATCTACCCCAATCCATAAAAAGGACTATATCAGTTTTTGGTTTCGAATCCACCCAATTTTTTAAATCAGTATCATTAGTTTTTATTATTTGGATTTCCCATCCTCTTTTTTTAAATTCATTTACCAAAGCCATCGGTGTGGACCATATTTCACCATCTTTATAATCGTATATAAATGTTATTTTATTTTGCATAATTTTCTTTTGAGTATGGATGATAATAGTGATTTACATTACTATTAAATGCGTTAAAAGGGTTCCAATCAATTCCATTTTGTATATAATTAATTTCGGCATCTACTCTAATAAATTTATCAGATTTTTTTGTATCAATTGTCTTTACATATTTTGCTTTTGCCCACCAGAAATTTCCCCCATACATTTTTGTTGGTTTATTATTATAAATTCTATCCAATAAATTAATACCATATGTGTTAAAATTTCCTTTTTCTAAAATTTTAAATACACTATTTACCTTTTCTATGTTAAAATAGTTCAGCAAATTTCTCCAATCACAAATATAATTGTAAAAAACATGACTAATTTTGGAAGCACCTTTTGTATGGAAGTAAAAAATATAATCTTCATCTCCAAACATTTTTTTATCTTCTTCTATTAAATCTAAAGTAATAAATTCATTACCCCTACATCTTATATCTTTTATTTTATAATTAAATTTATTAAAACTATAAATTTTATCAATAATTGGTTTTGACTTTATATTCTCATCTGATATGGAAATTCCTATATTTAAATTATATTGAAAATTAAAATGTTTTTGGATTAATTGAATTTGTTCTTCGATTATAGATTCAATGCCATCTATTGCGTATATATGATAATAAACATGAACCATTATAAGGTATTATAAAAATTATTTTGTTTTTCTTGTCTATCAATTGTTTTTGGATGTTTGATACAATATAATTCTTCTGTTGGGAATGCTGTATAATTTTCAAATCCAACAATCCTTTCATGAACTTTACCGCTCCAACCTATTTTGTCCGATTTTTTATAGAGACGGGTTTGTACATCAGGAAAATTTACCCAACCCTTTTCATCTACTTTCCAACCCCATTTTTGAATATGTGAATCAGTCAACCCCTCAACGGTATTTATACGTGGTATAAGTATTAAATCTTTATCTTCATTATTACTTAATATATCCTCTAAATTATCTATTAATTCGGGCATTAAATATTCATCTGCATCTAATTGAAATATCCAATCACCCTTACATTGTGAGTTTAAAAGGTTTTTCCATTGTGCAAAATCACTATTAAATTCCGATTCTACTAAGGTAATATGGTCTGCATTTGCTTGTAATTCCAAATATTCAAGCATTTCAGTTGGTGCCTTTGGGGTATCTAAAAGTACAACTACTTCAGAGTTTTCACCCTTATAGTTTAGTAGTTGTGTGACTAAACGAATTATTTCTTCGTGCTCATTACAAGCTGTAATTGCGTAACTTAATTTCATTTATTTAACTTTTTACTTATTTTCACCATTAGAATATGACCAAGTAGTATTTTCAGGATAAGAATAAGCAATCGATGTATTTGTAGATTTTAAAGAATCAACTTTTTGTAATTCTTCTTTTATTGTATCCCATTGTTTTGGTGTGGGAGCGTAATCATTACATGCAGTAATAAAACCTTTTAACCAAATCGTAAATTCTTTTGATGTCATAACTATTTATTTTTTACTTGTGATTTTGTATCAATTCCAATTACGTTTTTATTTTTAGGTGTAATTTGATTTACATCCATATTTAATTCAACTACTTTTCTTAAACCACTTATTTTATATGTTCTATATGAATCATCTGTAATCATTGGCATTTTACTTATAGTTTTTGAATATATTTGTTTTGCATTTCCTCTCATTTGTAACTTTTCGGTATCTTCGTTTACAAATTTTCCAAAGAATTTTTTAATTACATTTGGATTTATATTTGATACCTTTATACAATGTATTATATCTTTTGATTTTGATACAAATAAAGTAAAAACAATAGGAGCTGTAGTTTCACTAAATCTACCCTTTTCACCATCCACATATTCATATTCTTTTATAAGATAGAATTTACCTCTAGAAATTTTATTAGAGGCTATGGCATTTCTATCATCTATAAATTTACGATATATAGGATTAAAATTGCTCATTATTTATTTAACATTTTTAATTTAGGTAATTGTAATTGCTGAAACTTTGGTTGTACTTTACTATAAATACCATACCCATTCAAAATATCATCAAATAACTTTGTCATTTTTGTAAGACTGAAATTCTGTTTGTTTTGCTTACCTAACTGAAAAGATGCAATTTTATATTTATCATAATTTTTATAAACATCTTTAATAATCTGTAATGCTTTAGAAATATTTACATTAAACCATTGTGATTCTTTTAACAAAAACTGGTCTGCTGCAGATTCATGTACATTTTTTAATTCACCATCTAATAATACTGCCCCATCTTTCAAAAAATCTAAATGACCACTCCAATTAGAAACGATAATAGGTTTTCCTGTTAAACTAAATTCTAAAAGAGGTCTACCAAATCCTTCACCTTTTGTAAAATTCAACATCGCTTTTACTTTTGGATGTTCGTATAAACTATTTAATTCATGTGCACTCATGTCACCATGAATTAAATATACAGGAACCGTTCCATAATCCTTTGCCAATGCGTGTCTAATTTTTGAAACTATCCCTTCTCTATCTAAAACGCTAAATGTTGCAGATGATGTTTTAAGCACCAATGCTGGTTTTACTTTTTCATTTCTAAAAGCCATAGCAAATGTTTTAATCATCATACCAACATTCTTTCTATCCTCACCCTCATCACCTCTTAACCAATGTCCAACAAATAAGAAAACAAAATCTTCTTTTACTTCATCTAATACATTAATTTTTGCGACTGTATCCGTTCCAAAATCAGATTCATTAAATCCTTCGAAAAGAACTTCAACTGGTTTTTCAATTTTGTGTTGACGTATCAATTGCCCTTGTGGATTGGCTTCGTTGTAGATTGTACCAACTAAACTTTTTTTAGCGTGTTCAGATGGTGTAATTATTAAATCCATTCTATTACAACCTTGTACCCAATCCAATGCACATGCTGTGGTTTCAATACCGGCTGTAATTCCTATATTGTAATGCCCTATTGGCTGAAATTCGTTTGGTACAGTCAATTGTATGTAAATATCAGGTTTTTGTTCAATATTCTGTATAATATTATCTACAATCCATCTATGGAATACATTATCATAATTAAGAGCATCCATTGGTGTATTTCCCCAACGGGTACTAATAATTTTAACATTAAATTTATCCAATTTGTAAAGGGAATGTAAAAGGTCTCTTCCGTGGTCACCATATCCACTTCTTGTTGCTACTGGTGCCTGAAATATTAATGTTGGTTTCATATCTTAATTAATTCGTATTTTTTTATTGGTTTCCAATTTGTAAATGCACTTTCCATTCCATCTACCAAAGATTGACACATATACTGTCTACTCAAATTTCCATCTCCTAACATCCACTCCCTACCTTTAAGTGCAGCTTCTTTTCTGGCTTCCCTACCCATATCATACCATTCACGTATTAACGGTGCTACATCTTCAAAATCAATTCTATCATCGAAAATATATGGTGTAGGCACTGAACCTGTTACTGAACGTACTGGCCAAATAGGTTTTACCCATTTTCCATAGGATACTTTATCCTTCCAATCACGTTTGTGTAAAGAACCTATTTTTACATAATCTTCTGCAGTAAACAATTTTCCTGTTGCGTCTCTAAATCCACACTGGTCTTGCATACCTCCTGATACATTAAGGATAATAGGTGTTCCTGCCATAACAGATTCTGCAGTTGCTAAACCAAAACCTTCATTAGAAGCTAAATTAATTGTTACATCTGCAAGATTGTAAAGATAATTTAATTCTTTTTCTGAGTAACGATTTGGTGCAAATATTATTTTTACATCAGGCATAAGATGCTCTGCAACTTTAGGTAAATCAGTTCCATTTTCATCTACAGGTTGTGTGTGCATTACCATACAAACTTTATTCTGTTTATCCTTTGGTAATTGATTTCTAAAAGCATCAAATGCTAACATAGCATCTATTGGTTGTTTTCTACGAATATTTCTATTTGACCAGTAAAGAACAAAATCATATTTTGTATCACCAAAAATAGATTGTTTAAAATCTTCAGGCACTTCTACAGGTTTATAATCTTCAGAGTTTATACCGTGAGGTACATAACTCACCTGCCAATCGGCTGGCTTTTTCCAATATGTTTCTTTATCCCATCCCCAAACTCTACGGGTTATACCATAAGTTTGTTTTGAAATACAACCAATCCAATCACAACTTTCGTAATAATCTCTATTGTATTTTGGGTCTGGCAAATCATCCCAAATATGATAAAAGAAAAGTGGTACTGATTGGCGAATTTCATGTGCCATATCATATAACCAAATCCAATATCTTGGGTCAGTAAAGTGTAGAATTGCATCAGGTTTTTCTACCATTATCAATTGACGTATGATATCTGGATTACCATAACCATCGAAGGGATAAATTTTGACAGATGCATCTGATATACCTGTATTTTTACGAACGTCCTCATTTAAATCCATTATTTTACCAGCTTCCGGATGTTTGATTGCTGCACCCAATTGTACCCAATCATATTTATCAACAGTCCCTAATACTAATTGCTTTGAAACATTTGCGATACCACTAGCCATTCTAAGGTCATCGGAGAGTAACAGAATTTTCTTTTTAGCCATAACTTATTTTAAATATATATAGTTTGAGTTTAATTTTTACCATCACAATGCGTTCCTAAAAATTCACACCAATCACAAAGTTTACTTGGCTTTTTAATATAATTTGTATTTAATCGGTAATTACCTGATTCATCAAATACACTCTCTACAAATCCTTTGAAACCAGCCCACGCTTTATTTATAGATGGTTTACCACTTGCAGGAATATGTTTACTTATTCGGTGTGTTGGTATATCTTCTCTTACAGTTACTTTACGTTTTAATATAATAAATTCAACATCTATCATATCTTCGGAAATACCAATCATTTCCGCATAAAACTTTTTGTAAAGTAGTATTTGTGAATTTTTGACGGGGTCTGATTTTTGATATTTACTCCAACCTGCAGTAGATGTTTTGAAATCTATAATACGATATTTGCCTGTAAATGTATCTCTAATAATTAAATCAATAAAACCCATAAAGTTTACCCCCTCTGCAATCTTTGTGTTAATTGGTTGTTCAATTGCTACTAACTCATCATGCTTTAGGGAAAAGAACTTATTAAAGTTTTTAGATTTTTGAAACCAATCTAGTAAAACATTACCATCGTGTAGAAATTCTACCATTTCCTCTTTTGTGCAAATAGTAGAACCAATTTCACCTTCAGCTTCTTTTAGGTAAGTTTCTCTCATTCTTTCTTTGAGATACTCCTTTAAATCAATCATCTTATCGGCTTGTGATTTGGATATTCGCAAACACTTATCTAAATAGTGTTGTAAGGTTTCATGCATTGCTGTTCCAAAAACAGAATGTATGTTGGATGTGGATTCCGATAATCCATCTATGTATGCTAACTTATATTGCTGTGGACATGTACTCCACATGCTGTATTGTGAAAATGATACTCTTGCCATAATACTAATATAAACAAATTTTTTTAATTTATCAAATTTTTAATTTGAGTTTTGTAATTTGTTTTTTATCAGTACCATATTTTTCACAAATGTATTTAATATTTTCTCTACCTTCCCTTGTAGAATAAAGGACTTCAATATATTCCAATGCTTCTTTTTCTGAACATTGAAAATCTGTTTTAATTAAATCAACTAAAAAACTTTCATACTTATCTGCAGATTTACCTTTTATATATTTTAAAAAGTATTTACCTTTTGGAATAACACTAATATACAACTTATACATTTCTTTAGGTTGTAAGGTTTGTGTTAAAGGAAGTAAGGTAGCAATCAACTCAACCCACTCTGGTTTCATAG